CTACATGGATAGTTTGCAGTTGCAGCTCTGATAACACCACCTTGTGAATAGCAGGCAACATAACTGCAATTTCCACTTGCTGGAGTGGCTGTTATTTCATATGACGCCGTTACACCTGATGGGCAAGTAGATCCAGGTGCGCCAACTGCAATTCTGTTTGGTGTCCAGTAGAAACCAGTTGATGTAACTGGTCTTGGGCCACAAGATACACAAACGTGTCTTGCCATACCAGCAACTGTGAAGTACTCTGCGGCAACAATATTAAGTTTTGATATGTAGTTGTTCATGTTCTATTTTTCATTAATGTAAATTTTATTTCACTTTAATCATGGACATTACCATATCCATTACTTGTTTTTGTTTTTTAACCTCTTCATTTTTTTGAATTGGATTTTGCATAAGGCCACCGCATGGATTTTCTCCGCTGCAGTCTCCTCCTTGCCTATATACACCCTTACAATCCGCTACGCTTCCAACTTGGTTGCACTCTGCAGTTCCAAATTCTGAAAATGTGCAGCATGACCCACCTTCTTGAACAAGGAATCCGCATTTAGCTATAAGCAACTGCTTTAGTTCCTCAACCATCCGATTTATATCAGCGTCTGTTAGACCAGGACAGTTTGTGCTCCAAGGATGGTTAGCAGCATCATAATAACAGTGAAAACTTCTAACTAATCTTTCTGCCTCTCCTCTAGGACCAAAAACCACACCCCAAGTGTTTGGATCTGCTGAATTCCATCCTGGATTGTATCTTTCCCAAAGCGGAGATACTGGATCACGAGTTGTTACTTGCCCTCGGCCTTGATTTCCACCTATTACAGGCAGACCAGGTGATTTATCGTATATGCCATATATAATCGCATCATATATGAGCGCTTGCGTATTATTACTCAATCTAATCCCACATGGATACCACGCCCCATCTGGTCCAATATCATCATCCTTCGTGTCATTGACACGCTCTAAAAGAGTTGGGATTGGCGGCGCTTTAACTGACTTTGATATATTACGGAGTTTATTTTCAATTGAATCTGACATTTTATTTCCCTTAAGAGCGGATAATACCATATCCATTATTGGTGTTTGCTTTTTCCCTTGATCGTTTTGCTGAACTATATTTGGCGCACCACCACCACAAGGATTTGGTCCGCTGCAATCTCCCCCCGGAGTAAATACGCCTAGGCATGATGAGCTTGTTGTCGGAGTGCATGAAGGAGTTCCAAATTCACTGAACTCGCAGCACGACCCAGTTTGAGCAACTAAAAACCAGCATTTAGCTGCGTAAAGCCGACGAATAATATCAACCATTTCATTAATATCTGCATTACTAGGACAATTTACGTAATTCCAATTTTCGTCACTATCGCAATGATATGCTCTTATCATACCTTCAACGAAACCACCAGGACCAAATACGGAACCCCATGTTGAAGGGTCGTCAGGATTAAATTCTGGGTGCTGCCTTTGCCAAACCAAAGGCTGATCTCTAGTCGTTACTCTAAACTGTGATCCTCCATCGTCATTGATGTATAACCCCTCGCACTCACCATCCCATGGCCTAGGCCTACAATACATCCAAGGTATCATCCATTGGTAAATTTCCATTACACTCCCGGCGCCGACAATGGGATGAAGGGTATATTTTACTGGATATGTTACTCCACAATGAGTAATCATGGCTCCAATCGGCGCTTCTTTTTCAGCACCTGGTTTTTCTAAACGCGTTGGTGGTGGCGGAACTGCTTGTTTTAAAGCGATTAATTTTATAACATCTTCTACTGACTTTTTCATTTTATTTCATCTTGAGCAAGGAAACCACCATATCCATTACTTCTTTTTGCTTTTTCCCTTGATCGTTTTGTTGAATCTGTCCACCACATGGATTGGCTCCACTGCAGCTTCCGCCTGCTGTGAAAACGCCGTCACAGGCGTCTGCACTTTCCACATCCTGACACGACGCCGTTCCAAATTCGGAGAAGGTACAGCACGAGCCTCTTACCTGTTGGGCTGGATTTCCGTTGCATCCGCTCTCCAACATTTTTCTCTCCATTAATGTTGGGCGCATTGTTCCATAAAATCCTGAGAACCACTCTTCCCACAGTTGACGCATAGTTATTCTTTGAGGTACGTCAACGTATGCCTCTGGATCAAATGGGTTTTCACTGCCATATCCCCATATACTATCATTCAATGGAGAAGGTTGACCAGGAGTCCAGCTACCATCTGGGTGTCTTATTCTTGTTAAATAATCCCAAGCAAACCATCTGTATCGCTGGCCAGTAAGAGTTTCTGGATTACCAATCCATTCTTCTTCGGTGTACCCAGGACCTTTTAATTCTTCTAGACTTGGACATCCAGGCGGATAAGAAGAATACGCTGGAGGCTCCCATGTTGAGTCTGGGTGAGCTGCAGTAGGAGCACTACCACCACTCCAGTGCCAGTTATAACACGGATTGCTATAAGCAGCTATGCAAGCACAAAATGCTGGTGGTGAACTTCCCCTGCAAAGCGGGCAATTTGCATATGCAGCAGTATGATTTACAGTTGAGTTATAAGATCCTCGCTCACGACCACCCCATAGATAATTAGGGTCACCCATTCCAACTAAAGAATATCCGCAACCACGTTCTCCAGGTCTCCCGCCGCCTTTTTGTGCTACTTCACCAGGGCCTAACTCTGGCTCTAATGGAACAGGGTCGTATAAGGGCGCTAGTTCAACTTTGGCTATAAGTTTATTTAGTATTGATTCTAATGATTCTTTCATTTTATTTTTTTCCTTTAGATGATAGGCTATGTGATGCTGGTAACAAATCTGTATCAAATGGTTTTCTTTTGAATGATCCTGTTCTTAAAGCGTGCAAGAAACCATTTACTCTGCCGTATCCCCATTGGTCCGCACTTCGTACATTTGGTCTTACGCTCTGAGGATTTGTTTTGTAAGCACCAATACCTCTTCTAAAAACCGTCACAAGTGTTGACGTTCGTATCTTGTGTTTTCCTTTTTTATTATAATCTTCAGCCTTTTTCTTAAGAGTATTTTTAACAGAGTCACTAACGTAGTCACCCCCCTGTGTAAAATAAGATCTTAGGAAAGCATCAAATGAAACAGGTCCTTCGCACTCTGGAAAATCAATTTCATCTGTATCAACAGCTTCAGCTTTGGACATTTTCTTTTTGTACTTCGCCAAATTATTGTGAAGTGCATCACGTGAAGAGCACGGCAGATAATAGGTTGTGTTTGCTTTTAAGCCGCTTTGTTTGCCGTCTATATTATAAAACTCCTGCGTGCCGCCACAGTCAAGTTTCTTTGCCATGTTTTCGGCAGCTTCACGAGTTGTAAAAATATAGTCGGGTTCTTTGGTATCCATAACTGTACTTTTATTTATACACCTATACTCTAATATGCGAATAGCTTTTATAAACAACTTCTTTAACGCTGGAGGCTCGTCTCTAGCGTCTTTTAATCTAGCTCAGACATTCTCCAATAGCCACGAAATGATGTTTGCTGGATGCATTGATGGGCCTTTTAGAGAAAAGTTCTCTAAACTTGGTCAGACACATCTGTTTGCCAACAATAACTTTGAATACGGTCAACCTCTTATTGACCTATTACACTCTTTTAACCCCGACATTATTCATATTTTTATACCAGGTGCTCAATCATTACTTTTTATTGACGCATTGCCAAAATGCAAACTTTTTGCAACCGTTCTTTGTGGACAACCTGTTACTTTTGATCATACTAAATTTAAAAAGATTTTCTTCATATCAAAATATCAACAGGCCATGAGTCCACTAGTGAACAATGGTGATATTGTTAGATACGGAATCTCTTCAACAGAAACAATTGCTAAACAACAAGAGATACCTAGTTTTGGCAGAATTTCTAGTTTTTGCCCATCAAAGATGATACATGATACAATTTACTGCGCGGCTAGAATGCCTGAAAATAAATTTGTAATTGCTGGTGAGATTCTAGATAAAACGTATTTCGAAGGTTTAGCAGCTTATCTTAACTACACGGGATCACAAAACACAAAGATTCTCACAAATATAAACGACGGGCAAAAACAAGAAATAATAAACACATGTGACGTATATCACTATCCGACATCTAATGAGGCTTTTTGTCTATCAATACTAGAAGCGTTCTCTCATGGAAAACCAGTAATCTCATACAGAAACTCTGCAATGCCAGAACTTTTTGAGACAGACGAATGGCTATGTGACGACTTTGAATCTTTGTTAGAATTGACAAAAAAGATGGCTAGCACTTCGGCACAAGATCGACAAACTATTGGCATGAAGAATTTTAATCTTTACAAGAAGTATGGTGCGGACATTTACGCGCAAAAAATCGAACAAGAATACAATAGCTGAATCTGAAAACGATGTGTATGCGAAATTACTAATCCTACAATAAAAAACAATATGAGTCTACCAACACAGTACCAACAGTTTATTCATTTATCAAGATACTCAAGATTTCGCGATGAGCTTGGTCGTCGTGAAACGTGGATTGAAACTGTTGACAGATACTTTGATTTTTTTGTTAATCATCTAAAGACAAATCAATCTTATAATATCAATAAAGATTTGGTTACAGAGCTTAAAACCGCCGTACTTAATCTTGAAATTATGCCAAGCATGCGTGCGCTAATGACTGCTGGTGAGGCTCTGAAGCGAGATAACGTTGCGGGGTATAATTGTTCATATGTTACAGTCAGCAGAGTCAGGGCGTTTGACGAAATCTTATACATTCTCCTGTGCGGCACAGGAGTTGGATTTTCTGTTGAGCGACAATACGTCGAAAAGCTCCCAACTATCGCTGAAGAGTTTACAAACAGCGAGACTACTATTGTCGTTCAAGATAGCAAGGCTGGCTGGGCTAAGGCATACAGAGAATTGGTATCCCTACTTATTGGAGGCCAAATTCCAAAATGGGACGTGTCAAAAGTTCGTGCTTCTGGCGCAAGACTCAAGACATTTGGTGGACGTGCATCTGGTCCGGGGCCACTGGAAGATCTCTTTAGATTCACTATTGATACTTTTAAGAAGGCTGCAGGAAGAAAACTCACTTCAATCGAGTGCCACGATGTGGTCTGTAAGATTGCAGAAGTTGTCGTGGTTGGAGGTGTGCGAAGATCTGCACTTATATCGCTCAGCAATCTTACTGATGAAAGAATGCGAGACGCAAAGTCTGGAGCTTGGTGGAATGAAAATCCACAACGCGGTCTTGCAAACAACTCCGTTGCCTATAAGGAAAGACCAGACATTGGCATCTTCATGGAAGAATGGGTTTCGCTTTACAAGAGTAAAAGCGGCGAACGCGGCATCTTTAATCGTGAGGCATGCAAAAAGACTGTTGAAAAACTAGGAGACCGAAGAGACGCGTCCTACGAGTTCGGAACCAACCCATGTTCTGAAATTATCCTAAGAGATCGTGAGTTCTGCAATCTAACAGAAGTTATTGTTCGTCATGACGATACAGAAGAATCCCTTTCTAGAAAGACTAGATTGGCCACCATCCTTGGAACATTTCAGGCCTCACTAACATATTTCCCATATCTTTCATCAGAATGGAAGAACAATTGTGATGAGGAGGCTCTACTCGGCGTTTCACTTACAGGAATAATGGACAATCAAATGATGGGTACTGTATGTCCTGAAACAGAAGATATGCTAAAAAGAGTAAGGCAAGTTGCTATTGATACAAATAAAAAATTTGCAAAGGAAATCGGCATAAATGCAGCAGCTGCAATCACTTGTGTAAAACCAAGTGGTACTGTTTCTCAACTTGTTGATGCCGCCTCTGGCATTCATCCACGCCATAATAACTACTATATTAGAACTGTTCGTGCTGATAAGAAGGACCCATTGTGTAAGCTAATGATTGACAATGGCTTTCCCTACGAGGCATGTGTAATGAAGCCAGACACAACAATGGTTTTCTCATTCCCCATGAAAGCAGAAGGCTCTAGAACTAGAAATTCATTCACTGCAATACAGCATCTTGATGCTTGGCTAATGTATCAAAGAAACTGGTGTGAACATAAGCCGTCTATTACTGTAACAGTCAAAGAACACGAATGGATGGAAGTTGGTGCTTGGGTATATAACCACTTTGACGAGATCAGTGGAATTTCCTTCTTACCACACTCAGACCATTCTTATAGACAGGCACCATATCAGGACTGCTCTAAGGAAGAATACGAGAAAGTGCTTGTTTCTATGCCAATAGATTTTGATTGGTCAAAATTAACTTCTTATGAAAAGACTGACTCCACTGTCGGCACACAAACATTTGCGTGCAGTGGCGACAAATGCGAACTGGTTGATATCACATGATTATTAAAATAAAAACGTTTTCTGAAAATGCAATAATTCCTTCATATGCCACAGCTGGATCTGCTGGTGTTGATTTGTGCTCAGCAGTTGCTGTGACCATAGAGCCTGGAAAAATTGCTCTTGTAAAAACAAATTTATCACTTGAGATGCCGCCAAACATTGAAGGGCAAATACGATCTAGGAGTGGTTTGGCAATTAAAAATGGAATCTTTGTTCTTAATGCACCAGGAACAATTGATTCAGATTATCGTGGCGATGTTGGTGTGATACTTGCGAACTTTGGTGAAAAGACCTTTGAGGTAAATATTGGTGATAGAATTGCGCAAATGGTTTTTGCAAAAGTGATTAAACCTGAATTTGTTGAGGCTCGAGAATTATCAACAACAGAACGCGGCACTGGTGGGTTCGGGCACACTGGTGTCTAGTGTATTTATGATTGATGAGCGCAGAGAAATATATAAATGAAAATCGTGGCTCACTGCTTTCAATATACTCACAAATATTGTCCTCAGAGGAGCTTTCCTGCGAAGTGTTTGATAAAAAATTAGATGATAAAAACAAAAAAGATATTTGTAAAAAAACAATAGTTGTACACAAGTACTTAAATGGAGAAGTTGATTTTCCAATTAATCTTGCTTTTTTAAAGCCAAAAGATTCGCTTCTTGTAGAAGAGCTTTACAGCATAATGCTGTGCGAAGAATTTGTAAAAGCTGGAAAACTTACGCGTAATGGGGACATTTACGAAGCTATAATAGACTGGGATTTTAAAGTTATTCCCAAGTTTAAAAAATACGTTAAGGGCAAGTAATGCCTATATACC